CTTTAGTTATTTTTAATGTTGTTGGCATGTTATCACCTCATTCTAATTATATTGTATCACATAGTACATTATTTGTAAATTTTAAAAAGTATAGAAATCTATACTATTTATTTAAATATTTTAAAATACTAAAAAATGGAGCTATATTACCTTTTCTAATTTTATTTTTTTCAATCAAATTTTTTATTTCTTCTATTGATAACCAAAATACATCATCTACTTCTTCTTTTTGTAATTTTAAATTTGAAATATTAATATCTTTTTCCAAATAAAATATATCAACAAAAGCATTTTTTATTAAATCTGTATATATAAACTTTACGGTTAGAAACATAGAACATAAAGTGTGTAGTAATATCAATATCGTACAATTGCAAATTAGTAATTGATTACTACATAATATGTGTTGTATAAATCTAAAACTGCAAATTTGTAATTATGAATATGCAATCATAACAGCTAACAGTTATGCAAAACAACCTATTATATACTAAGACACCATTACTACAATTGCAAGAAATACAGGAGTTAGGACACAAATGTATAACCAATATATCGGACACGCGAAGGACTGGCCAGCTATTGCGGAGTCAGTTGTTGCAAAGCTGGAAACAGCGATGAATGACGGTATGAATAGCGGAGAACTATCTAGGATACTCATTTACACTGCTAGTCATACAATCGTTGCTGGTAATGAGGAGATTGTCTCGGAGCAGGTTGTTACATCTGACGACGGCGACTCTTTGGTTGTCAACAATTCCGCCCTGATAGTCAACTATCATACTGTTAAGGTCGAGTCCCTGTCGATGCTAAAGGAGGGGGCAATTGTCATCCAGTGGTTCATTCGCGGTTATGGTGCTCCTGTTGCGGAGATGCTGATGTATATCAACAAAGAAGCAACGCCTAGTCGCTTCGCTACTGTCCTGGAGCAAGTCATCGTCATTGACTCCGATGGCGATTCTTGGACTCTTGATGACTGGTTCAACACATGGACTGACCGCCAGCAGGAGCAGGACATTACGGACTTCGAACAGGAGGACCTAGAGAACTGACCAAACACAGGAGGGATAGCCCCTCCTCCTTTCGGAATGGCCTGCACGCCGCGCGCTACGGACCACGATAAGGAGATGAACATATGAGTTACATCGTCAAGGCACAGAGTTTCGACAACGCGAACGTATACTGCTCCTATGAGTGTTTGGACTACACGTCCTTCATCGACACCATTGTGTCTGTGGCACAGACACGCAGGAAGGGAGCCAAAATGCGCCTCATGGAGGTCAGCGATGACGGCTCCATGGTCCGCTTCGATGTCCAGCTGACCAAAGTCTCCGAGTGATTCGGAGCAAACAGGCCCTTCGGGCCTTCTTTTTCTTTTTCCTTTTTGTCCAAATTTTCGCGTGTGATCCGACGCGACGTTATCACAATTAGGAATATCCGCTGATTGCGGAATGACAATGCAAATATGCAATTTAAGGTTTAAGGAGGTAACACTATGAATGTAAGTCTATGGAACATAAAGTGTAGAGTACGGTATAAGATATATACACTATGAATCATAGACTATAAATCATAGACTAAGAAATATAGACTAAGAAACATATACCAAGAAATATAGACCTAAGAACATAGACCGTGGATATACGAAAACAGCAAATTTCCGAGTCCGTGGTTATTCGAAAACAGCGAAAAATTAAACAACCAGAAATAAAGTCGATTTTTTCTGGACCTTAAGTGAAAAATAAAATCCAAATTAGGTGAAATAAAATGGCATTCAAGTTCGCAGACTACAAATTCCCTGTTGATGAAGACCTCAAGAACATCCACTTCATGAAGATTGAGGAGCTGGTTAACCAGACGATTACTATCGGAGATGTTGTCAAGTTCTCCGAGAAGAAAACCGATGAAGGAAAAACCAGAACTACTGTTAAGTTCTCTTTTGTTCTCAACGGAGGACTTCACTATACATACAGCAGTTCCTATGGAATTGCTCAGGTCCTCAAGAACATCTTTGATTCCGAAGGAGTTGTTCCGAAGGTTCCTGTAATGATTGTTTCTGTTCCTACACAGAACGGAAAGAATACTTACGAATTTAAGGACGTTGAGTAAACACACCATCCATACCTCCTAAACCATTTACCAAACCTTTTACATTTCTAGGAGATTTATTATGCCACGTCATTTTAGACCTGGTGAACGTATCTATTCTTTTACAGGACGCCAAATAAAAAATAAAAAAGGCGAAATTAAAACCCAGGCAATATTTGGTCATGAAGCTGGCCAGATTAAAGTATCTGCTCTGGGAAAAGCAAAAGATAGAATACGTTTAACCGATGTGGATACAGGAGAAAGACACGACATATCTAGATACGAATATGAACGTTTGAAAGAGGAACTGAAAGCTGGCCATTTCAAACATAAAGAAGCCTTCTTTAAAGCAACCTATTGGCAAACTAGAGAAGGACAAAACGCGCGCGGATTCCAGGCATCAGAAAATTTCGAATCAATGCTTAATGCTAGGTACGGAGATAATCCACAATTTGAGGATTATAAAGCCTACATTATGGAATTATTCAACGGATTATCTAATGCAGAAAAAGCGGAATTTTTCAGAAAAGAGGATAAGCTTATTCGTGAATTATGGGAATACGAATATAAGCTTAATCTCCAAGAATACGCCGAATCCTCTGTTTCTAATGAATTTGACCTATTAGTAAGCAAACTGGAGCAGTATTATGCTCATGATACAGATAGGCTAAGATGGGTTCGCATTCGTTCAGAGAGAAACAGAATGTTCCAGTACAATTACGAACAATATAGTTGATTGTATGGTCAGAGGTAATCTATCATCAACATGGAGCGCCGATTTTGAAACAACAGGCAAATTAAATCTAGAAAAAGATGGTAGAGTTCGCGTATGGCTGTGGTCATTAGTTAGATGTTCAACAGTAAAAGAGGAGTATTACGGAACAACAATTGAATCATTCCTAGAGAAAATAACAGAACTGAATGTAACTAAAATATGGTTCCATAATTTACGTTTTGATGGTTCTTTCATTATATGGCATCTTTTATATGAAACTGAATAGCAAAATATGGAAGATTACTATACAATGATTGATGAAATGGGTAATTGGTACGGGATAGAATTAAACTGTAAAGGACGCGTAATTAAAATCTGGGATTCTGCGAAGAAATTTCCAGGTTGTTCAGTACAGGATATTTCTAAATTATACAAAATAGAAGGCAAAAAAGAAAAACCCTATTTTGAAATGTACCGTCCTGAAGGATACCAACCAACTCCAGAGGAAATAGAATATTGTTTGCAAGATTCTAGGATTGTTGCTCATGCAATGTATCTAGAAATGAAAGAGAATCATAAAGGAATGACTCTTTCATCAGATGCTTTCAGGGGTGTAATTGAATCAATAGGAGGACAGGAACAATATCGTAAATATATGCCTAAACTAACATTAGAGCAAGATATGCAAGTTAGAGGAGCATATAAAGGAGGTTGGGTTTACTGTAATCCTGTTTATCAAAATAAAGTTCTAGAAAATATAACAGTTTATGACGTGAATAGTTTGTATCCCTGGGTAATGCATGATTGTCCATTACCTATCAGAGAACCGAAGTATAGAAAACCTCTAGGAAATGAATTGTATATTATGGAATTTGAATCCATGTTTAAGTTGGAATCTGGATTTCCTACTATACAATTGAAGCATCAACCAGAATATAAAGAAACAGAATATCTAACTAAAGTCGATATGCCAGTTAAACTGTGTATGACTAACATAGATTTTGCTCTATTTGAGGAAAATTATGATATAGAATACATGAGCGAACCAACCTATATTTCGTTTCAACCTAAAGTAGGATTACTGGCCAGATACATAGATAACTGGATGAAAGTAAAGGAGGAATCTACAATAACAGGAGATTCCGCAAGAAGGTACATATCTAAAAGATGGATGAATAGTCCGTACGGCAAAACTGGAATGAGAGGAGACAGGATTAACAAATTACCTATGAGAAGTCCAGATGGTAAAATAATTTACAATATGTATGAATCCGAATCCGAATCAATCTACGTTCCCTATGCTACATTTGTATGCGCATGGGCTAGAAATAAAACCATCCGTTCGGCACAGGCTGTTCAAGAACATTTTGTGTATGCGGATACAGATTCAATCCATGTATTAGGAAATGACCACGGAGATATAGATATTGACCAAGTAAGATTAGGAGCATGGAAAAATGAAGGAACGTTTCAGTATGGTAAATATCTTAGAGCAAAAACCTATATTCACGGTAAAAAAGAACCTGGATGTGAACTCATACTACCCGACGGGATTACTTGCGCTGGAATGCCAGATAAAGTTAAAAAATCCTGTTCTTGGGATGCTTTCAGAATCGGAGCGGAATTTGATGGTAAAATTATGCAAAAACAGGTCCCTGGAGGGTGTCTGTTGGTCGAAACAACATTTAAGATTAAGGAGTCTGGTATGAATGGATGAAAAACCGCCAGAAACAATCTGGTATTCACGTGCTCCATTATGTTCAAGAAATGCATTGTTCAATTTCTGTTTAGGAGCCAGAGGAGTAGGAAAAACATTTGACTACAAAAATTGGGCTATGCATAAACCCGAACAGACTGTATGGATTAGGAGGACAAAAGAGGACATAATGGATGTAACAGCTAATGATTGTCTGAAGTTTCTTTCTGATTTAAGAGCCGAGGGAAAATTAGACGATATAGAAAAATTCGATGATGAGGGTAAAAGCAATATCACGCTGATAGATGGTTCTCTCTGTATAGACGGAATCCCCAAGATATTCTTTGTTCCTCTATCGACATCCAGAAGGAAAAAGTCCAGCAATTACAGAGATGTTGACATAATGGTATTCGATGAATTTCTGGAAAAGAATGACAGCGATTACCTCAAAAAAGAAATGGATTCATTCCTAGAACTGTATGAAACAGTTAACCGTTTGAGATTAGATAGAAGAGAAGTTAGGGTATTCTTTCTGGCAAATGCTATTTCATTCGATAACCCGTATTTCGCATATTACAATATCCTTCCATTTGAACAGAGATTCAAAATGTTTAAAGATGGATTGATATGTGTAGAGAATTATCAGAATGAAGAATTTGTAGAACTAAAGAAACAAACAAAATTCGGACGGTTAATTGAAGGAACCAGATACGCAGAATACGCCATAGAAAATAAAGTATGGCGCGATGATAACGCTTTCATTGCAAATAAACCGAATGATGCAAAAAACGTATGCACGCTCCACATAAAAGATAACTTTTTTGGAGTATGGATTAATGAATCTGGAATGTGGATATGTAGAGCGCATAATAAACAGAACTACATATTCGGTGTAAAGTTTGAATGTAAAGGAGCAGAAATACCGTTAAGGTCTACTGCTTATCCTCTGAAAGATATTAAGGAATTTTTCCAGTATGGATTACTCTATTTTGAGGATACAGTGGTAAAGAATACGATATTCAGTCTGTTACAGTCGGAGAAATTGAGGAATTGATATGGCGGTTCAGTCATTCTTGGATGAAAGGAAATATGAAATGAATGGAAAAACATGGTTCGTATCACAGTGTAGATATTGTGATTACGCAGAACATGATTTTCTTAGACAGAGATATCAGTGCTCTCTTATGGAATGCGATGTTGGAAAAGGAGAGGGAATCCCAGATGATTGTCCCTTAACACGGAAGTATGCTATATGATATCTCCTTACATGGATTCAACAAAAAGAATCTTTTATGAAATAATAAAAGAAAATCCAGGAATCTCTGCGCTTGAACTATTTAGAAAATATAGCGAATTGTATCTAAGTAAAGAAAGAATAATAGAATCAAGAGACAACAGAGTATTAAGAGAATTACTAAATGAAGGATAGGTTAAATCTGAAAAAGAGGAATTTACTAATAGAATTGGTAAAACCTCTGTAAGACGTATTTTTTTTATTGGTAGAGATTGGCCAGAAAAAGAACCGAATATTACACATTATTCATGGGATTGGTTTGACGATGAAGGGAAATTCAAAGGACGATATGGAACTGTATCTTGAATTACTGTTTACAGCTTTCGCTGTAATCTCAATTAGCGTAATTGTGGCGATTATCGGAGCGCTCTAAATCTTTTACCAAACCTTTTAATTAGGTGATAAAATGGAGTCGACTTATTACGGAGGTAGAATTGTACAGGACTGCATAAATGAATGTTTTCTTAATTTCAATAAAGGAAACATTGTAAAATATGTATGTAGGGCTGGAATGAAGCCCGGAGAGTCGGAATTTGAGGCTCTTATGAAGGCTATGGATTATCTTATTGATGAACTCAATAAGAATATAGAATGTGGAGAATTTGTACTCAATTATGAGGAGGAGTAAAATGGAAACAGAAAGAGATATACAGAGGAGAAAAGCTGCTGTGCAAGTCGTGGATATCCTTATGGATTATAACAAAGGAATTACTTTTCAGACTCTGTTTTTGAAAACAGAAAAAGTTCCTCTTGAAGATGTTGTATCTACTCTTGTAACAATGGGAGAATTGAAGCTGTTAGATAATTTTATAATGAATGGAACTGTTTATTACAGAATGAGGAGGAAATTCGATGAATGAAGAAGATTGCCAGAACCTGCTTGATTACTGGCAGAATGAATATATCGGTTTGAAAAAACATTTCCCAGAATTTGGAGGATTTGAGAATCTCGGAAATTCCACTAGAGGAATTACATATTATCAACACAAATTCGTAAATTCAAAAGATGTTATATGGGAACTCTGGGGTAAAATTAAGCTTAATTCTAAGCTTAAAGCAGATTGGAGAATAAAGGCGGTTCTGTGGCATGAATTCTGTCACCATTGGGCTTATTCTGTATATCATTATACAGGGCATCAGGGAACGTTTGATAAGTGTTTGAGAACAGATAAGAAATTGTGGTTACTTGGCAGTTTGAGTAGGATAATCCCCATGTTTTGAACATGGGGTAAATTGTTTATTTAAACTTTTTATCTATAAATTATTGTATTATAACCCTGCACATCATCCCAAGATAAATTACGTCCTTCAATAGAATTACCTTTAACTATATTTATATGAATACCACCTTCGCTAAAAATTATTGAGGGTTGCGTAGTATAATTAGTACAACCAATAGGAATAATTATATTGTTTTCTTGCAATATTCCACCAATATAATTTATAGTTACGGCCGTTGAACTTTTCTTAGTTACAACGCCAGTAATAGTACCCGACCAAGAAGTAGCCGTTTTCCCAAGTGCAAAAAATGATATCATATTCCCGATTTTTATTCCCGCTGTTAAAGATGTCATAAAATCGGAGGGGCTAGTAAAATAAGTATGATTTGCCTTAAATAAAGGTTCTACAAAACTAGAATCTTTGGGTTGAACTGTTCCATCTCCGCTAATTCCTAGTATTTTTCCTCCCTGTTCAACGGGATATGTTGCTGGCACATAGTCACCGCTACCTCCTCCAGGTAATTCTACGGGTATATTTTGACTATCGACAGTAACAAACGTTAACGTATTTCCAGAAATAGACACTCCTTTAAAGCATGCATCTACATCGCCAGATAAACCATCAACGATATCCTTATTCGCTTTTGTATTCAACTCTGTTTTTGTAGCGTATGTAGCACTTGCATCAGTCTTAGTTTCCATATCGGAAATATCGGACTTAAATGCTAATGCTATCAATGACACTTTATCATTTATTCCGCTTTTAGTCTTAAAGATAAACTTTTTATCAGTTGAATCTACATAAGACCCATTATTATAAGCATTTTTAAGCCATGCATCGTATTGATTAGTAAGTTGTATAACCCCATCCACTATTTCAATTCCAGTACCTGCCGTATATGATGAACCACTACCTTTAGATTTAAGTGTCCCTTCGGCCGTAATTTCCATTGACGATGAATCAATAGCTATCCCAATTTGATTAGTATCATTTATAGTAATTGGAGCTATTGCGCTATATGTTCCAGTTTGTGCTGATGCTGGAATATTAACCGTAGCATCAATTGAAGTAGCTTTTTCACGTTCAATAGAAATTTTAAGGTTTCTAGTATTGTTATCAAAAGTAGCGGTAAGGTCGCTTACTACTGATTCAGTAAGTCCCGCAATTTCTGAATCTTGAGCAGTATCTTTAACTTTAATTGCCGTAATTTCGTGGGCGTTATTATCCACGTTCGTCTCAAGTGTAGTAATCTGTGCTGTATGCTCATTATCAGAGATTTTAAGTTGACCAATATCACTAGTATTTTTTGCTAGCTGGGTCTCTACTCCATCGATATTGAAATTATCCAGCTTATCGTTTACAGCTTTTACACTTGCTGTCTGTTCATCAATGACGCCAGCCATTTTACGAATCATGCGCATAATGGTTGTATCTTTAATTCTGTCAATTGTACTAGTTACAGACATTCAATCACCTATCGTTATAATTCCCATAAACATATTCTCAAACTCTTTAATGAACTCATTACCAGTAGACTTATACCTATCAACCAATCTGTTGAGTTCATCTATCATTTCCATATCATGAGCTACTTTATCAGTAGTCCTTAAATCGTTCTGTTCTCCTGTTCCATTACTAGCATACGTATCGGTAGAGGTATCTTGTGATTCTGTGGTTGGATTATTCAGAACCGAACTAGCAGAACTAGGAGTATCCTTATACTTTGAATTGTTAGAACGATTATCAGAAGTATTGAGAGAATCCGTAGTTGTTCTCTTAAACGAATCTGTGATTTTATAACCAGTTCCAAGAACATCCACGTCATTTTCCTCATATACTTTATACGCGTGGTCATAGTGTTCTGCTACTTCGTCAAATCTGACCTGTAGCATCGTCTGCCATCTGCTCTCTGTTTCCTGTCCCAGTTCTCTGAAAGCGTATTCTCTATCGAAACGTTTTATGAGTCTTTCTTTATGCTTTGCAAGATACGGGTACAAATCTGGTTCCCATTCAACGGATACCAACCCAAGAGTAGGATTATCTTTCTGTGCATAGGAGAGGTAATCCGTAAAAAACGGACCCTCTCCTACCATCGGTTCATCGTAATCTGTGATTATATTATACACGTTATCGGAACCTCCAATACTATGGCAATAATCAACCAGAGCAATTTATCAATTTTCTGATTGTTTATCGTCACCAGTTTTTCCAGATTGTCCAGTCTGGCCTCCATTGCCGAGTGTTGACTGCATTCTCTCCATATTCCGCTGTTCGATGACATCGCTATACAACTCCACAGTAGGTTTAATTCCGAATACATCAGACATTTCTTCTGTGGCTCTGATTCTACAATCGAGACGGGATTTTACAACCAACTCTAGGAGGTCATCATTCGCATTCGCTTCTCCTGTCAACATTCTCTCCTGTTTCTCAACAGGTAGATGTTTGATTCCGAGATACCTAAGTATCCTATCGTGGAATGTTTCGTACTGGTCCGATAATTTATCGCCTAGGAAATTAACGTTCAGATTTATTACCTCAAAACTAGTACTGTCTTTAGTAATATCAGTTCCGAATATCCACGGTTCAACCTCATACTCTTTCGAGAGGTTTTTAGCAGTAAGTGCGTTCTTGGAATCACACTTAACCCATATAGGTGTACTCTGAACCAGTGTATTGGTTTTCAGTACGTTATCTGTCATGAGCATATTACGAACCTGCGTTTCTATGTAAGGAGCAGTACCAGTACGCTCTGGATTATTCCAGATTAGAACCGAATCCTCTGCTGTAAATACAGTGTTTCTAAGGATATCCGCTCCTGAACTAGTACCTACTGGATATGCTTTCCAAGACATTGGGAATCCGTGGAGGTCCAGCTCCATAGAACCATAGGCAACAGGGAATATGTCGATGTCATTTGTTCCAGGAAGAGGAACAACACAACAGATTCCCTGGTCATACAGCGTATTTTCGGGATAGAACGGTTTTATGTTTTTAGGCATTCCATCCCAATTAAACACCGACATTCCAATAGTTTTATAGAAGGAGAGGAGGTCGTTTAGACCTCTGTACATATCCCGTTCTCTCCTACTTGGTTTTTTACTCATATTAACGCTCTCTCTATATTTTCGTAGTCGTTGTATTCTGTACTGGTACAATGGTCTGCATGGAAAAAGGTAATTCCTTTTTCGAATATTGTAGCAATTGCGGATTTTATTTCAGAGGATAGAGAACCCTTAATTGTGGTGTTCAGAGTACAGATGTAATTGTAATAGTATCTGGATTTGATGTTAGGAATCTCTACTCTGTTTACGATATAGCCGTAATAACGGAAATTATTTTTTGCCGTTTCGTAGTTGTATTCATCTACTTTACATTCGTATTTACGGTAATCGTAATTTCCTTCAAGAGCATACTGGAACGCTTCTCCTGTAACAGACAATTGGCTAGGTTGATTCTTAATAGAGGATTCTTTAGCCATTTGTTGATTCCACATATCCCAACCCTGTACTGTGGATGTAATTAGACCTGTTGCCATTCCAAATGCAGATGCTCTAAGCATTGCATTACCGAATCCTCCTTTAGCGCGAATTGGTGCGGAATCCCCTCTATTTCCTTTCATCGGGTCTTCTTGTCCAGAGTTTGCACGACTTCCGACTAGCGCTCCTCCATATCCCATACCAACTAGATTTGTAATTGAATTAGAGATTATCTGGGATTTTACAGAATCTCTATCAGACTTACGACTGGTTAAACAATATGAAAGCCACTCATTAGTTGTAATATCACAGGCAAGATTTATATCACGGCCATAGGCTCCTAACATTGCTGTTTCCTGTTTACCTACTGGTCCTATGTTATTTTGATTATCTACGAATAGTTCGTTGTTGATTCCAGTAGAGGAACATACTAGATTGGCGTGTAGATAGATTTTACCATTATGAAATACATTATCTGGAATATCAACCAGAGCAGTACAATTAGAAATTATACCTCTCTTACGATATGGCTCCATGTATAGAGCTGGTTCGTATATGTCACTATATTGGGTTGTATTGTTTGTTGGTTTTACAGGTTTATCATAAGTAAGTTCGTATGTAATTTCATCTGTAAACAAATCCTGTAAATCTACGTAGTTGAAACAAAGAGCGCCATATTCTATTTTACTAATAATTCCTTCAGTACGGAAATATGTATTTTGACGCCACGGAGGTCCGTCAAGAGAACCGCCATGACTGTAATACATAGCTATACTTTCTAGAACGTTTACAGTATTTTTTGTAGCACCGTCTAAAGTTGGAGCCGTTGATTCGTATATCTGTACTCCGTGGCACGGAACAATCCATGAACCAACAACAGATTCTGGATTCAATCCCAATTTAGCAGGAACATTTCCGCTAATGGCGTCCTGTGCTGTGGGTATAGGAAATGCGGCAGTTACTCTATTAGCACCGTCATCTACACTATAATCTACTTTTGTAAACAGTTCTTGAATACTATATCCAATCTGGATTGGGATTACGAGAAATACAATCCTATTAGCATATTTAGATTCAATCTTTTTCTTCTTAGCTGTATCCCAATATTCCTGTGTAGTTGCAACAGCAATAATATTCAAAGCGTATTTCTCTGAATTAATAGCATTCTCTGAAACATTTGTATCCATGAATGCGACTACATTTTCAAGATTAGGAGTAACTCTAATAGGATTAGAACTATCTTTATTCCATCTATCACAGTGTTCGCGCATTACTAGACATTCTCCAAGACTCCATTCACACATAAAAGTTTGGATTGGGTCTAATGCGATTGTGAACTCTGTGTTCTCTTCATCAACTAGAGATACGTTAGTAACAAAACCGTAGTATATTCTGCCAGAAGTATCTAAGTCCTGCAATCTTACGTATGTATATTCATACACATTCCCTACGTCTTCATGCAGGACAAAAGTATTCTGGATTTTATTATAATTAGCTAAAAGAGTCTTTTTCAGGTTGCTGGAAATTCTAGAGAACCAGTTATTCTGTGCAGTTTTTGACTCAAATAGCATTGACCTCTTATAATCTGGATATAGACCTATATCCTTATACAGAGTAACTGTCGCCTCTACCATTTTATCACTTGGATTCCTTATAAGCCTTAATTATTTCCTGTATCTCCTCTTCTGTCAATCTCTGGTCTTGGAGAGCTGTATAGATTGTATAGGCTAGGTTCCTGTATTTTCCCCAGACTCCATACGCTCCTAGGATTGCTGTTGAGATTGCGAAGAGGAGAGCAAGTATTGAAGTGAAGATATATTCATCCACATTACCAGCTCTCCTTAAATTGTTTAAGCAGTTCCCCTAAAGAGCATTACCGCATTCCTGGCGAGGTCAACGGAAAAGATTCCCTCCTCCTTATACCAGTAGTTAGTATAGTAATTCTCGGGGTTGTAAAGCGCTCCAGAGATAGGAGTCCTAGGAGTATAATCACACATTCCAGACGTAAGAATCATTGCATCCAGAGGACGGGTCTCCTGGTCAATGGTTGCAAACGAATCAATCTCAATGAAATTAATTCCAGGAATCGCAATCTTATCTACGTTGAATACTCCTGCAAGGGAATTATCCATCATGTTCTTTGCTTCAGTAGTGATAACAATATCAACAGAAGGAGAAGCAGTAAGGAATCCCATTACATTATACTTGGAGGACGGGTACTTGAGCTTATCTCTAGTCCAAGTCTTAATTGCCTTCCAAAGAGCAAGACCGTATTCATCCTCTTTTCCAGCAGTAAAGGTAACTCCCTCCTGCGCAGTATCGGGAACAAAAGCCTTCTGGGAAAGATACTCCTTCCATTTAATGAACTGGTCGATTCCAACAGACTCATACATATTGTTCATGATTGCTCCAGTGAAAGAGCCGAACGCGCCAGCGCTAACAAACGCCTTCTTAAGCTGGTCATCCTGTATAGTCTGCTTGTACTGAACACCGTCATTAATGTCCCAATACTGTGCTTCAGTAGACGGCTTCTCCATTTTGAAAGGATTGGGGTCCGTAGGAGAATAATCGGGCTTCTTTCCCTTAACGTAGGGAAGCGTATATCTCTGGAGGGTATCTCCAAAGTCCATAACGGCTCTGGTCCAAACAGAGAACGGGTTGTATGCATTAGGCTGGCCAGCGATAATAGTACGGCCAATTCTGTTAATCATGTTCGAGAGAATACCAGCATTTGCCGCAAATTCAGTAGCTCTGTTGGTCTTCCATCCATCAGGCATAATAGCATTAAGCCTTTCTGTATAAAGCTCATCGGTAGTCGTTGCCATTTAATTACTCCTTAACGATAGTTGTGTTTACTCTATCTCCATACACTTTTTTCATCATGTCAAGATTAGGGTTTAGTGCATCGTCCAGTAACCCATCTAGGGCTTTATCTGGTGTAAGTTCCTCTGGTTCGTTCTCCTTTTCTTGACTGTTATCGGAACCGCCTTTCTGCTTAAGCCACAGTTCGGCATTTATTTTACGAGCGTTCTCCAAATCTTTATTGGTAGCCTCGATTTTTTCAGAATTTGCCTTATTTTCTGTGGTCAATTCCTCATTCTTTTTCTGCAATTCCAGTACTTGTTTCTGAAGGT